GTGCTACGCCACGCCTGAGTTTGAACCCCTAAAAGAGATTCCTTTACCCCCTCTAACTCGATTTTCATTTTTAGATTTTTTTTTCAGAATATTCGAATTTCGTGCTGGTTTATTTACAAACGCTGATTCCGCGTCTTTTCGCTCAATTTCTGAATACGGCTCGAGGATCAGCATATCGGAAACATTCACCGCTTCCCTTATCTTGCGCGCACGCTTCTGCACCCACTCATGCGAGAGACCATACATATCTGCGAGGTTACGCGACGGCATACGGCCCGGTAGTTCTAAGGCCCACCTCACTAGCTCGACGTGACGGCGGAAGGAATAGTTATTGGTGAATGCAAGTGCATCGATGAATGACTTGAGCAGCTGACCGACACACTCACGCGTAACAAAGTTATCAGTCTCAGTGCGGTGATCGGGTACATTGTCCGATGACCAGGCATTATGGTTTTCCTTTATCTCAAACACTCTACTCGGCTTCCACATCTCCTTGTACGGAAGGACACCACCATCGCGTAACTTATCCTGCTCTTTCTTGGTCAACGAATAGAACCATGCATCAAAAGACTTAGCCTCTTTAGCATTAGACGGTGTTACGTCGTAACAGGTTTTACGTTGCACCAGTGCAGAATCTATTCGCTCTCAGGAAGTTGCAACAGTGTTAAGTTTATCCACTTCCCCAAGCTTGCATCGTATCTTAGAATCTTCCGTCGAGTCAGGTATTCTTTGAAACTTTTAAGCGTTGAGTTCGTTAAATTGATTTGGGCTTTGATGTTATCGTTCAGCTGCTGAGTGGTTAATGTCTCAGGCCATAGAGATATAAAGTCTGCGAGTCTCACCGAATGAATATCTTTATTAAATTTTGCTTTCGATATCGCTCTTAGCCGGATTGATTCCATGTGATCGCGGTTATCCTTCCAGAGTTTCTTTCTTACGTTGGCTAGTCGATAGCGATTGTTTAATCTTCTTTTCTTTTCCATGTAGGTTAGTTAACGCGTAAGAACGAACGAAGACCCCCTAGCGACCGTGAGGGAAGCGTAATGGGGGAATGAGTGAGTTCCCCTTACCTCCCTTTAGGGAGTAAGACAGATGTCCGCCAGTCGAAGTAGGGGTCATTATGGGTCGTTCCAAAGTAGGGGTAAAGGTTAGGGTTGAGGGTAAGTACGCAACTCAGTGATTAAAACGCCTAGGAGTGGCCTTCTCGCTTCGGGAATCGCTATGCCTTGCCTCGACTTTGAGTGTAGGTTCTGGGGCTGGTGCAGATAGTTCACCGTACTCCCAGCGAATTTGCCCTGCTTGTCGGGCGTGTCTAACGATGATATCCCCAGCGAAATCTCCGTTGGCGTTTAACATACCAGCACGGCCTCGTCGTTTGGTCAGCGAGAATTTGAACACAGGCTCTTCTCCTGGCTGACGGACGAGTACTCCGACCTCACGGACATAGTTAACCAGTTCCGATGCCCCTGCACCTGAGTAGGCTAGATCGGACGGAGTCTGACCCTCTTTGTCTTTGGCTGACTTTGGTTTAGTCGTATGGTGGACGGCAACGAGTATGCACCCAGTGTCCTCAAGTATGCGCGCAACGCCATGTCTTAGAAATTCTGTCATTTGCTTCTGATCGGCTACTTCAATGCCGGCAAAGGAAAGCAGAGGGTCGACTAAAATAACATCAGCTCTATGCAGTTCGATGAGTGAACGCATCTGCTCGAGAAACTTTTCTCCTACTGAGTTTGTGTCACGATAAATAAATAAATTCTCGTCGAGCGTTTGTTGCTCGCTGGCGAATAGATTCATGCCTGCGGTAATGTCCTGATATGCTTCGGCTACATCACCGAGGTCATTCTCCGCTTGTAGCATCACCACGCGTAATGGTCGCTTTGCTTTGATACCGAAGAATTGGCGATTGATACAAAGCGAAACCAGAAATTGTAAAGCGAACGATGACTTGCCCACGCCTGACTGCGAGACCAATAGTAGCGAACCGCCTTTGCATAGCCAGCGATTACCGATGACCGTGTTAGGGTCTTCCTTCCGTTCAAATGTTTTCATCGCCTCGATGTTCATTAGCATCGGCCCAGATTTCTTCTCGCGTTTGATTAGGCTTTTTAGCGTTCCTTCATTGTATGCGATTAAAGATTCTGGGTCAGCGTTCGGATCAGAGGCCAGTCGTTGGACGTGTTCGGCATTGATGGCGATTGCACGTAGAGCTGCGGTGCGTTTTATCTCATCGCTCCATGCCTGGTTAAGTCGTGATTCTTTTACCTCGCTCGTTAGTTCGTTTATGTAGTGTGCCTGCACGACAGAGTTGTTTGCTCGCAGTGCATTAAGGATAACAAGTTCGTCGGGGTGATTACCTTGCTCGTTTATTTGTTTAACGCAGTAAGCAATCTCTTGGTGGATTGGTTCAAAGAAGTCGGCAGGCGATAGGTCTTTTATGTCGAGGCCGTCACGGATCACCACGCCGAGCAGGTAGCGTTCAGCATAAATTGCAGAGGGGAGTTTTAACATAGGGTTGTTGGGAGAGTCGTATGTGTCGGCAGTTGGGTTGCCGTTCAAGATAATTATTTTGCGTCGCGTTTCCAGTATATCGAATTGGAGTAGCGGAGTGGCTTCCATTGAGCGAAGTCCGGTAGATAGTGGAGTTTCGTTTTAATCAGCCCAGTACAAGCGTATTGTATTTTCTCAACGCGAAATTGTAAGCCGTGCTTCTTAGCGTACGCGTCGACTGCGTCTTTACTTACTTGAAAGTGATTGGCTATCTCTTGGCGCGTAACCCATTTAGCAGGGAGTTTGTTTTTACCTTTGGCTTTTGCGATGCCTTCGAGTGCCTGGTGCAAACGATTAGCAAGTTTGTTAATGTCGCGGTTCATTTCTTGGGTGACCATATATTCAGATCAGACTGCCAGACCCAATTCTTTCCCACCCGATGTGCGAGCCATACTTTCCAATCGTTGCCGTCGATGTAGCCGTAAGCAAAGCCGTGACCGTGTCGGCTCGTTGCCAATCTCATCGAGCTATAAGCCATATCATCAGTACGGCATAGGCAACCCGCGGAGTAAGCTGCACCGCCTCCGTGCTTCTGTAAATTAACCTGTTCGAGTCGGTGAATGTGTCCGCAAATAAAACCGCCACCAGTGTCTGCGTAGTGTATGCCTTGCTGAATTACTGCGTTAGTGCCGTGCGAGTATCCGTGACCAAAAGCAACAGGCCCTAGGCGATAGATTCCTTTCTTAGCGTGATAAGGTAAGATTACTTTTGCACCAGCTTTTCTCGCAGCTGAATTGATAGCGGTCTTAACGTCCTCGCAATAGTCGCGTACAAGTGCTGAGCCTGAGTTGCTGATGAGGTGGTCTAATCGTGCTTCGTGATTGCCCCATAAGTACACCGTAGGCTTAAACATATTGAGGAAGTCAATGCCACCTTGTATGTCTTGTTTAAGGCTCTCCGCAGACTCAGCGTCATTACCGACTCCACGACGCAATGATCGGAAGTCAAAGCAGTCTCCGAGGTGTACGCGCACGGTGGGCTTGTAGTCTTTAATAAATTGCTGAACGGCTTGAAACGACTCCTCGTCGACCATATCACCGTGGTTATCGCCTACTGCTACAAATCGTATTGGGTTGCTCATTTTTTTAGGGTTAAATTCATTTGCAGGATAATCGAGTCACGCATCTTCTTAGCCTTCTCGAAGTCCTTTGATAGTTTCCGCATGATAAACACATCAACTCGTTTGAGTCGGAAGTAATAATAATTACCACCTGGTTGTTTGTAGAGATATGAACGCTCTGGGTCGAAGCGATTGAATGTAGTCGCTGGTCGGTCTTTGTTTCCGATGCGAGTGTTCTTAGGGCAGGACGCTAACCAATAGGCTCTTTGTGCGCTGATCCCGAGTCGCTCCGCATAGTCTAATTGCTCTGAGGTCAGGAAAGGACGCTCTTCGTCCGTAGTGTTATGCGTTATAAACTCCATTGCTTTGCGAGCATACGTCCTTCGTGCATGATTAACTGCCGTTGTTCGGTATCGAAGTGGTACTCTTGGTCGAAGCGTACGATATCCCGAATCTCGCAAATACTATTAGCCTCTTCAACATTCGCAGCTGAAATACCGGACGTAGAAATATAAACCGTACGCACCTTCCAGCCGAGAGGGATTAAAAGTTTCTGACAGACTATCAATTCGTTCAGGTAACGCCAGTCAGTGCAGACCACGGTGTCTAATGCCATACCATCGTCGTCGTAGCCCTGAGCGACCGTCTGGGCCATAATCTCAGCGAAGACAGAAGGCTTTAGGTCTCGAGCAAAAGTTCCGCAGGCCACTAGGAATCTTCGGTTGGTGTCCTTGAATCGGTCATCGTGAAAGTCTCCTTGCAAGTCTAAACAGTCGAGGAAGACATTCGCAGAGTCCTTGAGCGAGTCCGCAAAGTTAATCTTCTCCGCGTTCTTTTCAGACCACTCGAGTATGCCGTCTCCAAGCGTGTCCTTCCCTGCTCGTGCGTATCCGCAGATTAAGACCAATGTCCGCTTGGGGAAGATACTCTCCAACGGATCGGTATGAGCTGAATCGTCCACGTTAGAATGGAGAGTCAGGCTTAGTGAAGTCAGGCACTTGAGGTGCTTCGCCATTGAGCGTTGGCTGACCATTTGAGTTACCTAGAATACTTTTGATTGATTTGAATTTGTATTTGAATTGCGGGCGACCATTCCATTCACCGTTAGGAGTCACTTCGAGGTCTACTTCTGCGACACAGTTGGCGGCGGAGTCTACTAGCTCAATAAATTGGCTAATGTGCATTTGCTCTGGAGATTGAACGTACTTGTTTGTGAATTTACCAACGAGCATAGCAACTTGTTTAGTACCAAATTGTGTGGAATAGTTTTTATTAAAGCAGAGTCCTTCGGCGGTCATGAAGAAGATTGAAACCGATGGGAAGCCACCAGTGTTTAATTTGTACTTCTCAGGCTTGGGTTTACAGAGTCGTAAGACATAAACACCAGAGGTGTCGATGGTCGTGAGAGGTGGGCGATCAGAGGAGGATTGGGTCATAGTATGTTTAGTGTATGTTAAAATTATGCGAAGGTGATTGGTGTGCCTGTGGTCGTTTTATTTTCCCAGTCGAGTGTTTGAATATTTACTCCGTTATCATAGCCGGGCCATACGCCAGACTTAACGCATTCGGTGTAGGTCTTAATGCAGTTCTCGAGTTTAATAATGCCGTCGGTGGCGATGTTAGCACCAAGGTCATAAATTGCTCCCTGGTATGTTTCTTTCTCCACGACTACAAAACGGAAACCCATAGGGCGAACCTTAGTATATTTCTCGAAGGTGCGGAGATAGGTCGCAGCTTGAAGGTGATAGTTATATTGGTACGCAGTGCGTAGAAAAGCCTTAGGGCTAGCGTCATCGGTGGTTTTTAAATCGTACAACCAAACGCGTCCGTCTTTGTCTTCGGCTACATAGTCGATTGAAGACTTAATGGTGCAGTGTTCATTCTCGATGCCGACCACAGTCATTTCTGTAGCGACTGGTTTGCTCACTCCGTATTTGTTAAGCAGGCCCGACATAGCGTCACCTAGTTTCAGCGCCGTCTCGTATTCGTCAGCGTCGCAGGCTTCTTCGTCTTCCTTTAAGTTATCAATAAAGAATTGGTGAATCTCTTTTCCTTCTTTGGTTCTGCGATCAGCGTCGGGCTTAGGTTTATACTTTTGAAAGAGTTCATTCTGTAATACGCAGGCGTGAGTTAATTTGCCAATGCGTAAGGCTTTGCTCTCAGGGCGAACAGTGTTTAAGTAGAGCTGATAGTGTGCCGGTGATTTTAACAGTTCCTTCATACCTGAATAGTTAAGGCATTGAAGTGCGTCGTACTGTACGCGTTTGATGTCGAGGATAGGCATAGGAGTGTGTTAGTTAGTTGTGGATAAAGTGTGAATTAAAGTTCGTGGTCGTCGTAAGGCTCTTCAACGGTATGAGATACTTCACGGGCGTGTTCAAGTGCTAATTCTGCGTAATGCTCTAAGCGTTCTAAATTGTTCCGGCTAACGCGTAGGGCTAGGACGATGGAGTGAATGCGGTCGTGCAAAGGTTTTACATCAGCAATCTCTTCCAAGCGTTCAGGCTCGATGCGGTTGGCTTCGATGAGAGCTGCGAGTATTGCGTTCTCTAGGTTGGCGTGGTCGTTGCGGGTCGTCTGCGTATTATGGTTAAGTTCGCAGTCAGCCAGGTTGTCGCGGATTAAGCGGAGTAAGCGCTCAATGTTTTCTGTAGTGGAGTTGCTCATTGTATGTTAAAAATCGGCTTCGATTAGTTTCTTCTTTCCTCGGACATAGACCTTATAGACTGATCGCGAGAGGGTCGGAAGGTTAACGCGTTTCCATTCTTTCAGGGCTTTGCTAAACTCGGCTTTCGAGTCAGTGCTAAATTCTGCGAAGGCTTCCCCGTCGAGCCAAAGGATAAGCTGATAGTCTTCCTTGCAGAAGTTAACCAGGTTAACAACGGCTTTAGGAATTGAGTCCATCGTCTTTTTTAGGTGGATTAAGTTCTCTCCATTCCCAGATTGCCTTCTTCATTTCGGTAGTCGTGCCGTTGAGCATTAGAAAAGCCAGCCGATCACCGGCAATGCGCATAGCCTCAATCTGCATTTGAGCAGTCAGAAGTTTGTTATGGTTGGTGATACCAGAAACTAAATCGTCGAGCGATACTTCACGGACACCGTCGATGTTTTTATTATCGTGCATTGTTGGTAGGGAGATAAGTTTGTTTTAATGGTGCTTGGGGTGCGACCGCAGCTTGAGGCATTGGAGTATTACTTGCACGATTACCGTCATCGTCGAGGTCTACCGAGATACCGCAGGCCGTTTGAATCGATTGACGTCTAATGTATGTTAACGCACCGCCGACTTGTTGAGCCGTTAAGTTCTCGGCCTTCACCATCAATTTGCCGAACGGAAACGATGTGCCTGATGAGTGCAGGAAAGAAGTTTCGATGCCGACCTTGCCTTCATCACTGACCAGCGTTTGAATCAGCGCAAGATTGTGCTTATGCAACACTGGCTTGCAGGCTTCGAGCAACGCGTCGAGCGATACATAGCGTGCTTTGAAAGCAGGGTTAATTTTGTTTGCCTTAACATTCTCAAATTCCGCAAGGGCATTGATTAAATCGGCAGTGGGTGTTGTTGGTTCTTTAGGCATAGGTTTATTATGGGTGGAAATTATTTAGCGAGCTTCTCAATCTCTTCGACTGAGTATTGTCCAATCTCGCCTTTGATACGAAGATTAAAATACTTCTTATCGTTCTTAACCGTGGGCTTCAATAGCCGGGCCACTGATCCGTCGATAAGGACAATGTATTGAGAGTTTGGAATTTGTTTAACGTAATCAATTCCGTCTTTATTTTTATTCATGAGAGTTTGTTTTTGATAGCGTAATGTAATAGCAAATAGGCGTCAGCCGTAGCAAGTGTAATTCGTGGTTGGTTTTTAAATAGTCTGATCGCTTCGTCCTTCAACGCGTTCTTGTGTTGCGTGGTTGTCTTCGTGCCTTTCGTGCCGATGTCGAGGAACGACTGCCAGGCTTGCGGAGTGATGTGGTGCGTTTTGTAGTCCGAGAATTTCCCCACAATCCAGCCATAGGAATAACCAAGTTTGAATGCAGAAGATGAAGGAATAAACTTTCCGACGTAGGGTGGTACTTTCTCAACAACAACAACTGTTTTTTTGTTAAGGGTAATTCGTTCAAGTTCATTATTTTTACCGCTGATAATAGTAGCCCCTCCTTTATATACCCAGCCACCGTTTGCTCCTGGGTCGATTGCAAGGAAGTAAGTCTCGGGGTCTTGGTACACTTAGCCATAGTCGTATCAGTTAAAGGTTTTGCAATGGGGTTTATTTGCGGGTCAAGTTTCCGACGCGTTCAGCATAATCCGATTTAGCGCGACGATGGTCGAACCCGATACGGCTTGCAGCTGTAAAGCCCATATTCCAACAGAGGGCTAATTGCTCGGGGGTAGGGTCAGTGATACCTTTGCTGGCTAGACGGCCTCTGAGCGAACGCAGGAGGGCAAGGGCAACGGTGTCCTGATTAGTCGCATACTTCCAATCATCGTAAGAGATTGCCTTCTTTCCTTCGCGTAAGAGTTGAGTGCAACCATCAATCCACGCTGATCGGTGCAGTTGGTAAGCCCCGCGTGCCTTGCCGTTGTCTCCGATGGCGTTATAATCTTCGCCTGTCTCAACCTGTGCGATGGCTGAAGCGATAGCCACATCGTCGAAAGCGTGGGCGTAATTAGCGATGAGCGTGAATGCGATGAGTGACATAAGTTTCATAGTCGTATTATTTAATGTCTCCGGTAGGAATCGTGCGCTGACACTTAATCGCAAAGCCGTCTGGGTATTTATATTCGTAAGATAACGCGATACGACCACCGAAGTCGGACACCATAAAGAACGAGTCGGTGATGCCGTCCCTAGCTAATTCTTTCTTAGCAGTCTCGAGATGCTTCTCGGCTAATTTCTTAGCGTTCTTGAAGTGGATAATGTCTCCACGCAAGATAGCGTCGTTGAGATAACCCAGCTCGTAGATGAGCCAAGTGATTGTTTTATGATCAGTGAATTTCATAGCTGCGGAGTTTTGGTGGTGTTGGTTGATGTTGTACATAGGAAGATTATTTAGTTTTGTTTTGGAAGTATAGGACAATCTGCCACTCGGTAAGTTCTTCAAGTTGCTCGTGCAGCTGAGTAATGTTTTCTTGCTCGAGTTTAATCTCCCCCGCGAAATGCAGTTGGAGAATATTCTCAATGGCCTTGATGTGGCGCTTGAGCATTGGCATTTGTTCTTTGGTGTAGTTAGGATTAGGCATAGGAGTTATTGGGTACTCCATAAGTCAAAACATTTGACCGCCTTCCGTCAACCATCAAATGCAAAACTTTTGACTAAATCGCCTTTGTAACCAAAACGACCCCTTAGTTAGCAAACCGCTAGCCTTTGTAACCTGCCTAGACTACACCCACCAGACCCCCAATAGATCCCTCTAGAATGCCCTAGGAAGCCTTTTGACGTCTAACTCGTACAAAGACCGCAATACCGACCCCTACCACCCCAATCGTTAGGGCTAACCCGAAGTCCTTAGCCATGTGTAGCCCCTGTGTAGCCACACTTAAATTACCCTCTAAGTTCTTGTCATCGCTCAAAACACCAGCGTCCGTAATCAACATAGCCATAGCGTGAGAGTCCTGAAACGAGTCGAGAACATACTGGCAAATCCAAGCGGTCGATGCCGAGGCAATAAGCGAACAGGAAAGGATAGCAATCAAAGCCCAGGTTAAGTGCTGGTGATGGTGATCCGTGGGAATTGTCCCAGCGTATTTACTTCTTCGTTTTTTTGCCACGAGGTTTTAATTTAACGTTGTTAACTTCCTTCTGTCCTCTGGCTTTAACATATTTGATGAGGTAGTCGGTAATCTCAGGCGCACAATACCCGCAACCGCCAATGACCCCTAGTCGCAGTGATTCGGAAGCGATGTAGTCCTTAACACCATAGCCGACTAAGACTGCCGTGATGCTCGCAGCTGCAAGCCGACGAAGTACCCAGCCAATAGTCACCGGCTCTTCGCTCATAAGTAATCGGGCCGTCATCGCAAGCCCGCCTAAGATTGACGCGATCAGTCCGTCCTTCACTAGTCCGTTAATGTCTTCTGGTGGCTTCATGAAATTTTAGGAGGCTGAGAATTTTTATCGAGCAGGACGCGACGATAGTTTTGTTTCCATAGCACCTCACAGAGATACTTGCCAATGGCATCAATCTTTGCTTCTGAAAGGTCAGGGTGAATGAGGTGACTGGCTTCGTGGCACAATACTTCGAGCTGACGTTTAGCTCCGAGTCTAGGGTCAATCTCGATTAGCGGTGAGCGTTCGTCGTGGGTTGCTTGTCCCCACGCTTTCTCTTTGCCGAGTTTCCGATAAATGACTTTAGGGCTTTTGCTCTTCGCCATGATCAGTAGTCTCCGATTGTTCCGATTGTTTTATCTTCCACCAGAAGTGCCAGATTCCGATTAAAAGCACGATGCCTATGGATACATTAACGATGATACTGAAGTACTGCGACTGCACGATATAGGGAACACTGCCTGACAATGCACCGCAGGCAATTAGTTTAAGGCCAGCGTCGCGCGCGAAGAAGGCGAATGATACTGCCCCGACTGCAAAGAGTGCTAGACCGACGTAGGTGAACGATGACGTGCCGTTAGATTTACCAATGGCTAATGCCTCGTCGGTAGCGTCGCTTAAATCGTACTCGTCGAAATCCTCAACGACCGATGAGACTATTTCTTTGCCTGTTTCCTTAACGATAGAACCGCACCCAATCAATCCAACCAGGAGTAGAATGTAGAGTGCAATCAACCGCATAGGTTATAGGCCTTTAAGAGCGTCGAGGAGTTTCTTGCCGGAGTCTTCTTTGGCTTGGAGTTTCTCTTTGTTATTACGAAAGAATAAAGCACCAGCGATGAAGCCGAGAATTAGAGCTGTGAGGAATGTGATGATGTAATACATTGTTTTACTTTAGATTAATTATTAAATGAGTTCGACCTTAACGAGTGGCCCGAGATCGACAGGGGTTTGCTCTGATCCGAAGGTCACGGTGATTTCGGAGTCTGATAAAGTTACGGGTTCGCCGGTGAAGGCAGGGAATAAAGCCGACACGATTGCTGGAGGACAAGTCGAGGTGTCGAGTTTGCCGAGTAAGTATGTTATTTTGTAGGTAAACATTTTATGAATTAACTTGGACGTAGTAATCAGAGATTGCGATGTTCATCGCTGATGCGGAAAGTGTCGCAGTGTTTTGAATTTCAAACATTAGATAATTTGCGTTTGTCGCACCGGCTGAAGTCGGGCCACCTGTTGAAGTTGCTACTGATGAGCCGTTGACGTACAGAGTCACATTGCCTGATCCATCTGAAACTACGGACACATCATAGGAAACACCATTTGAAGGAGTGTACGATGAGGTTGTGGTGGTTAGCGTAGTGCCGTTATGCACTAGAAGCTGCAATGCACCTGTGCCAGCCACCTTAATCATAAGACCACGAGCGGACAAGTCGCTTGCGTCAGTTCCTGATGATTTACCAATCGAGTAACGAAAGACCGAGTTAGTGTCAGGGCTTGCGACGTTACGCGCTACACGAAGACCGAATTGAACACGCTTTGAAAAGTCGAAACCAGAATTGAAAATTGTACCTCTAGAATTGTTAGCGATAACTGCCGAGGCGATTGCGTATCCTGTCGCAGAAGTAGGGCCTGCGTTTAATCGAGCGTTTGCATTTTGGGCAGAAGCCGATGCACCTGTTCCACTGACTGAAGTTGACCAAGTAAATTGAACTGCAGATTTACCACCTTGGAAATACTTTGCGTCTAATAGCGTGGAAGGATTAATGACTGTTGTGGTCGATGTTCCTGCCTGTGCCTGTGCCGTGGTTGCGTAAGCGTCCGTGGCGACTGCACCGAGTCCTAAGTTTGTGCGAGCCGTTGATGCCGTTACGTCGGAGAGATTGTTAGCCGTCTGTAGGAATGTAGCCGTTGTTTGAGTCGCAGCTGTGCCGAGTCCTAAGTTTGTTCTGGCAGTTGACGCGGAGGCAAGTCCTGAGAGGTTATCTGCCTTGGCTAAATAGTCGGTAGCCGTCTCAACCGCCATTGTACCGAGGCCAAGATTTGTGCGCGAAGTAGAAGCTGAAGCAAGGCCTGACAAGTTCCCTGCCTTGGCTAAATAGTCCGAAGCCGTAGCCGTAGCCATTGTGCCGAGTCCTAAGTTTGTTCGAGCCGTTGAAGTGCTGGCGAGTCCTGAGAGGTTGTCTGCCTTGGCTAAATAGTCCGTGGTCGTGGCTTGTGCCATTGAACCGAGACTGATCCATTCCGTGTTAAAGTTTGTGGAGTTAATCTTTGCCAGAATCTGTCCTGCCGTACCGCCTACCGGAAGAATTGCACCTGCCACACCGCCAACATTAACTTCCCACGATGAATAAGTACCAGAACCAGAGTGAGTGTTGGAATCAAAAGTCATCACACCTGTTGCGGAGTTGTATGTTAGCACCGTGCCGTGCATGTGGTTTGCCGTGTTGTACGAAACCGTGATGTCTTGTTGAGGGCTATATGATAAACCTGTTCCGACTGTCATCGTTTTTCCGTTACCGCTATCGACTGTCAGCGTGGAAGTTGAGGAAGTTAGATAGCGATCTCCAACAGGTGGAAAAGTATAGAGCGAACCATCACCACGAATGTATTCTGAAGTTGTGCCGTTGTATCCGAGCCAAGCGGTACTTTGAACGCTTGAGTCTGGAAAAGTTATTCCAGAATTTGTACCAACTAATAATCCACCGCCTATATTAAAACCACCAGCACCATAATCAGCACCATCAGCACTTCCAGAGTCACTATGAAAAGTTAAATTGTCGTTTGTTAAATTAGCATAATTTGCAGAGTTAGTATCTAATATATATATATTACTTTCACTAATTGTATTACTTAAATCACCACCTGTAGTTAATGCAATATTACCAGTCATCGTCCCCCCTGTAAGCGGAAGTCCTGCCGTAGTTTGAATAGTGCCATCACCAAAACGTAAATGAGCCGTAGTTAATTCAGCCCAATTACCAGCACTGTCACCAATTTCTAATCCACCATTATACAATGCACCATAGGCATTAGCACTTGTTCCAGTTGCATCGGTTCTAGTGACATACATTTCTGTTGTCTCATAATGGCCTTCGCTACCTAATCCAGTATTGATAACTAAATTACCTGTTAGCGTGCCACCAGTAAGCGGAAGATAATCTCCACCAGCACCACCATTAGCCCAGCCAGTGTCGTAATCCGCGTTGCTTAGTTTTACTAAGACCTGATTCGTTAAGCCACCAGCTGCGACCCCAACACCATTCGCTCCTGGCTCGCCTTGTTCACCAGCAGGCCCAGGCACACCCAAAGCCATCGTCAAAACACTAGGCGAAGTCGCAACAGTAGTAACCGATAATGTGCTACCAGTCTCGGCCACCGAAACGACCAGAGACCCGAACGGTGAAGGAGAAATAGTAAGACTCATTAGGTGGTTACTTGGTCAATGATGTTTAAGCGCATAG